ACTTAACGGGATGACTAACAAACCATATCCACAAGACTTGTTGTATGTCTTGTTGGTCAGTCATAGGGTATTTGCGCTGGTATTCGGCAGCAATAGCCACAACCATCTGCTCATACTCTTCTAAATAGTCCACGTTATCCCTCTGCTACGCCTTCCCATTGTCGCCTTTGTACTAATAGTCCTATTATTGCATAGTTTGCTAGGTCAAGAAAGGTATCTTCAATACTTTCATAGTTGGGCGTGTCGTTGCTTTTGTAATAAAGATTTTCTAATCGTGCCATCTTATCGTGCATACGCACAAGCAGCCCATTCATTGCACCACCTGGAGCATTGGCTATATTAAATGGGCCATAATCTTGATGTTTACGTACCATAATAATACGTAGTTCATTGAGAATATCTTCAAAGTTATCAAGGTTTTTCATCAAGTATCTCCCTAGCCTGTTGCTCAAAATCTATCATTGCTTCTTGTACTAATACTTCTTCTACTATCTTTTCTCCGTGCCCTGCTTCTGCTGAAATAAGAACTGCTGCCAGCATGGTCAGCATTGTATTTGCTTTTTGCTGGTCTACTTGATTCATAACCCACACATCTCGTAACGCATTAAGGATGTCTAATCCTTGGCGTTTAGAAATTGGTATACCTATGTGTCTAGGGTTGTCTCTAATAAAATCCCATACTTCACTGCCATTATTCAGAAAGGCATTTTCGGATTCGTTCATTAATAAACTCCGCTCCTTGTAGCATTACTATACTGTTTACATCATGCCCTTCTGGCATCTGAACTATATTAACATTACCCAACTCTCGGCTAACCTTCTTGCCAAAATCCATACCTGCTGAATCACCATCTGCTAGCACAATTACTGTATCAAAATCATCTAATATCTTGGAATAAAATGGCTTCCAGTTATTTGCACCTGGAATACCTACTGCTGGATGTGGTGTCTTAACAGATACTGTTATGCAATCTATCTCGCCTTCGGTTACACAGATGTAGTCTGATGCTATTAGTACTGCTTGTGCATTGAACATGCTGGTCTTAGCACCAGGCATACCCATGTATTTGGGGTCTAGATTACTTAACGCTCTGAATCTAATATCAACTACACCTGATGGTGTGATGTAAGGTATTGCCAACCTTCCAAGGTAAGGTTCATGACCTGGAAGAGCGTCCTTTACCACTCCAAGATGAAAGCGTTGCGCCTCTTCTACCGATAGATTGCGTGTTGCTAGGTACTCTGTTGCTAGATGAATCTGACTGGCGTACTGGTGCGTTGCCTGCAAGAGAAATTGTCTGTGCGAACTTGATAGCCTCACGATATGTGCCTCCTTCCTTATAGATAATTAAATCGTATACATCTCCACTTACACCACAACCATGACATTTAAATCTTTCTTCGTCAAAGTTAACACCTGCTGATGCATGACTGTCATTGTGGAATGGGCATTTAATTTTGCGCCAGCCGTGTCCCTCAGCAGGAACGGCTGCGCCTATATAATGTAAGTAATCTGCAATACTATGTTTCACCCAAGACCCTCCTAATAAGAGCGAGCCAGACGCTGGCAGGCATACTACAATACCATTCTCCAACATCTGATTTTCCTTTCCGTTTATGCAAGACAGTTCCTGTCCATGCATTATCGTTTTTCATTTCTATTTCTAGTTCTTTAATCCAAGCGCTTAAGTCCATGCGGACATGGTTTTTAACCTCAATTGTTACTCCATTGACGCCACTAATATCGCCTTTGTCTAACTGTGCCCCCGCTATTCTGCGGTCCGCATATGGAAAACCATTAGCCTTTAGCCATTTAACTGCATCCGTTTCGGCTTTGCTGCCTTTACGCTTGGCTGGTGTACTCACTCTTTGGGTAGTTCCTTAATTATATTAACTACCCATCCATTTGTTTCACCTTTTTCTGCACGTTGCTGTGCAACATCAAGGCTAGATGCACGAATAACTTTTGTTTTATTTTTCTCATATATAACTTCATACTTAGGCATTACATTACCTCCTGTTGGTATCTGACTGGTACATCTTCTAGATACATAGAGTCTGGACTGAAAGATAGACTAACATAATTACTGCCTGTTTGGTCTGCTCTACCGTATCTGTTTTTGACTGGTGCCACACATAGATATGTGTCGTCACCTTGTTTCATCTGACCAATGGTAAGAACCATTGCTGGAATCTGATTAACCATACCTTGTACTGCGCTGCGTGGCTGACAAGGATAGCCTTCAAATCCTTCTTTCGTATGGTGTAGTACTAACACTGCTGCGTTGGTATCTCTGGCTAGATACTTAAGTTCTTTCATGACGGCACGCATTGCACCAAATTCATCATACCCATCCATTGCCACATCCATTAGGTTGTCTACAACTATAAGGGTTGGCGACTTACCCCACACTGTTTCAAAGGCTGAGACTTCATCATCTAAATCTTTGAGTGTAGGGCTAGATTCAAAGGACCAGAACAAATGGTTATTGAGTTGTAGTATTTCGTGCGACCTAGCAGGGTCGCGCTTTAGTAGTTGTTCTGCTGCTGCCTGTGTCATCTTGCCAGTCATAGCAATTAAACGCATAGCCATTGTGTGTGCATTAGTATCTGCTGAAAAGTAAAGTGTAGGATGTTTTGTTTTAGCAGCAATGGCCAATGCAACTGATGATTTACCTGCACCTGGAGTGCCTGCAATAACGGTTACCTCTGCTCTACGCAGAATAATTCCTGCTCTTTCAAATGCAGCAAAGGCAGGCGGTAATGGTTCCCCGCCTACCTCTGCTTTATTTATAGAGCGTCTAAGTGTTTTCACTTAATCTGTTCTGGAACAAATGTGTTCCACTCTGGTGAAGTGTTAGTAACATATTGATTCTTACACTTGTCAAATGCACCTTTTGGTGCTGGGCAGAACCAACCTTTATATGGTCTGCCATCTTTACCCATACCTTGAATTGCTGTCATCTTTCCATGCGGACATGAACGACCACCAATTGTAGGTGTTGGTGTTGGCTGTGTATATTCTTGGCCAGGAATTGTTGTTCCTGTTTCAATGATGTTGCCACTTAATGCTGTGGCAACTGCTTGTGCTGACATAACTGGTGCTGCTGGTGTTGATGCACCACGCACTGCTGCTTCTAGTTCTGTTGCTGCTGATGCAATCGCTGCGATTGAATGTGCAACTACATTGTCTAGTTCTTCTCCGCTTTCTGCACGGACTGTAACAAGACTACCTGCTGGTGTCTTAACTGTGATACTGATTGGTGCTTCTGTACTAGGCACTATCTTCTCCTTGCTCAAATGGAGTAGCCAAACCCTTTTGGTCTCGCCACTTTCTTACTTTCATTGCAAATTGTACACCTTTCCATCCTTCTTGGATGTCAATCCATACTAACTTGCAAGTTCCTGTCCCTGCTGGGGCATGAATGATGATTGCTTTTTCTTTGTTGATGTCGCCCCATGTGCCACGGGTCGCCGTATCTATCATGTACGGCGAGCCGTTGGCGTAGATTGCTAACTGCATAGCAATATTATTTGGATGGTCAATGCGACCTGTTTTTAGGTCTGCAATAAACCTTTCGCCTTTGTATTCAACAACTCTATCTGGTGTGCCAGCAATTTTAAACTTGTCTAATACCGTGAACTGTTCGATGTAAAGTTTAGTAAGTATGCTAGTTGTTTTTTGGTATGCCAAAATGTCTGGCATCCATTGTTCTGGTACTGCACCTAACTCTAAACCTAAATCTAGTTTTTCTGTGAGTGCGTGGATTGCTGTGCCAATTGTGGCTGCCTTACTAGCGCCTGCTACTTCCATTGCTTCTTCAATGTACGCATTAACTAACTTGTTGTTATCTCCTGCTACACCAATGGCTAATAATAAATCTGGCCTGCTTGTTAAACCTATTGCTGCCATTCGCATTTTCCATGCAGTTAATGCTGACGCATCATCAAGACTGTTGGCTATTGTAGTAGCACGGGTATATGCAATTGCTTTGCCACCTTTAGGGGGAATGACTAGCGGTCTTCCGTATCTATCTCTTTCAATTTCTACTGGCATGTATCTCCTTGTTAGTAGTGTCCCGTGTTCGCAGATGGCGGGACCACCCATCCCCAAGTCTAACACATAGTCGAAATGAACAAAGTCCTATGTGTTAGATAGCGCATGATTGATGGTGGTTATTCCCGTTCGATTTCGCTTATATTTATATCTTGGCCGTCAATGTCTAAGTCGTAGCCGCTGACTTCGATATTGTCATTAATAATATCTTCGACTTCCTCTTTGGAGGTAGCCTTAATACCAGTAATGTTAACTGTAATCTCTACAGTTGCAGACCAAGATGTAGTAAGCATGTCTGAACCAATTGATTCAAGTAATGCGTTAACTTCATCACGTTGAACAGTTGTTTCATCCTCATCAACAGAACCATCAAATGCTTCTGTAAAGAAGTTATGAACTTCAGTACGTATTTTGATTAGTTTTCTATATGCTTCTTGTGCTTCAGTAGATACTGCATCTAACTTGCGCTTAGTTGCAATGTCTGTCTTAATTAGTTCCTTCAATGATTCTTCAGTGAAGTTGTAGGTGGTGCCGTCTACTGTAATTGGATTTAGGTACACGATTCTCCTTAGACCGATAGTAGTTCTAGTGCTCGTAGTTTAATACCATCATTGCGACCTGCAAGGGTAGCAATACTAGCATCTTTTTGAGAGTAGTGGTCAGCATATTCTACAACTGCTTGCCATAAACCAAACTCTGTATCACGAATGTTTTCTTGAGTAGGACTATCTGAGTAGATAGTAAATGCTTTCTGTCGTGCATTGAAAGCACGGGACTTGGCATTCTTTTCACCCTTACTGAGTAGATGTAAAGGTGCATTCTCAACCTTAGATGGTAGAGCCCATACTTTCTTGAAGTATGCGGTTGCTTTGGCTATGTCTGACTCACGCTGAATGAGATGGTTAGCAAGGTTACTATACATATCAATGCTTGAGTAAGTTAGGTCAAGAATGTTTCGCATATCCGATACTGATAGCACTGAGTTTTGGGTATGACGCAGGGTATAAGTATGTGCTTTGTTTTTGGCTCTAAAAATACGATTGATTTGGTTAGCGCACCACAATCGTTCAATGATAGGACGGATTACCACTGATGATGAACCATCATGACTAGTCTTGGCTAGTAAGAAGGCTGCGTGTGGGTCGCCCTTGATTTCCATTTCTTTTGGTAATGACATGAGCATCCAAACTTTTGCTCCGCCATCGTACTCACCTGCTGCTGCATAGCGAGCATCACCTGAATCAATCAAGCCATCAAGACAGCCAAAAACTTCCTGGTTTTGGAAGACTTTGTATTTGCTACCTACTACGCCAATGACTGACTCATTTCCGTCTGCTTTCTTTACGACTGCTTGCTTGTTTGGTACATGCAAGAAGTCGGATGTATGCATATCAGATAAACCAACAGTCCAATTAAGTCCTGCTTGTTCTGCTACCTGTGCTGCACTACTTGCTTCTACTGCTACGCCAGCCTTTTGCCAGGCTGAGCGATTTCTTTTACTTACTACATCTGCTGTAGTCATTTGTCCCTTTCTTTACCATGAAGCCTGATACTCAAAGGACCATCCTTCGGGTACATCTTCAATCAGTTTACTTACTATCTTCACGGTGTTTTCTACACCATGAAAATACCATTCGTCATACTCTGTGCTTCCAAAAAAGAAGCCACCACCTGTTGGTAGTATTTCATCTGCTTTACTATGGTCTGCTAGTACCTGTTCACATGCAATCTTTAAATCAATTAAAGAACTGCGTGGTACATAAATAGGCTGGCAGTTATCTTCTCCATCTGCTAGGTTTTCAATGAACCAAGAATGTACGGCATTAACTTTACGCCAGTATCCAACTTGAATAGATACTTGAGCGAAGGCTAATTCATCTGGGTCATAAGCCCAATCTGTTGCTCCCATAAGAGAGGCCAGTATTGTGTAATCTGGATTAGGTTTCTTATCTAATGTTCCATCTGGGGCTGTTGCCCAGTCAATAGATGAGATACCTTTACGTGCGTATAGATACATATCTAATCCCATAATTAAATACCCATTTCTTCTTTAACTTTTGGATGTAGTTCTTGACTCATTGCTTTGAAGGCTGCTGCTGGCCAGCCTGAAACAAAGACACGATTAAGTAGGTTTGCTAGTGAGTAACTAGGGTTATGTACTATTGCATTACGTAGTACTTCTTTGGCAGAATTTACTTCTTCCATAGAGTATAGATTTGCAGCCAATACACTTGCAATAGGTGCAATGAACTTGGTTGGTACTGTCTCGTAAAAGTATCCAAGATATGTATTAACATCTTCAATCTTACGCTCAGATGGTAGACCTAATACAAAGTCACGCAACTGAATATCTTTTTGCATTGCTGCTGCTACCTCTGCAATATGCTCATCATCTGGTGCTGTACCTGAATCAATCTGTGCATAGATAGCGTCAGTTAAACGCTTGCGTTGTGTTAGTAGTTGTCCTGCTTTGCCATTCTCATCTAAAAGAATAGTGTAGTAGTTTTCTATTTCTTCTACTGTTACTGTCATTTCTTTCTCCTTTGTTTAGAGGTACTTGGCTATTTGTTTCATTGTCGAAGCATTAACTACTAGTTCTTCTGTCATTCGTAAGATTGACAGAGCATTAGTAATGTCTTCTACAATATCTTTATATGAGTGATAACTCATATACTTTGTATTATGCTTACGCTCTGGGCAGATAGGCAAATCTTTTGCATCAACTATTACATCATAGTCAATGTTAAGTGTGCTGTTCCATTCACGATAGTTTGTTCGGAAATTAGTAGCCTTCTTAACATTATTAACAGCAAAGTCTGTTAATTCTTTTTGCCATATAGCATAAGCCTTATCGTACTCGGCTTCATTTGCTTCTTGATTAGCATAATCTTCTTCAACTTTTGCTAACTTAGTTTCCAATGCAGTAATTACTTTATGCGTTGGAAGTTTTACTGTGATTCCTCTATTCATTTTTCTCCTTTAGTTGTTATTAATACCAACCGTTGCTTCGCCAATGCGACCAAGCAACTGATGGTTTTTCGTAACGGTGCTGGATGTAGGCCAGCCCACGCTCAATCTGGAGCGGGGCTGGCGTTGCTGGGTCAAGGTTAAGCAACTGTGGGATACCGAAGGCTGAACTGTTTGGATTGTTTGCTGTTGGATTCCATGCTGATTCTTTTCCCCATAGTTTCATAAGAGCACGATGCTCAGATAAGTTCCACTCTGGGTATGCCATCTTCATGAACTGTCTTGCATATAATTTCAGAGCACGGGGAGTCCAATGGAACTCGCTCATCTCTGTAGGTTTGGGTGTTGTATTTGCCTGTGCTAGTGGCATGTGCCACGGTAGCATTGACAAGAATGCTACATACCATGCTGTAAGCAGTGCGAATAGTTTCTTCATTTAGTAACCCATCTGTAGAGGATATAGAAAACTGTAATGAGGAAGAGCCATGACTGTAATGGTGTGAGAGGTAAGAATGTAATGTCATTCATCGCCCCACATCCTGTCTGGTTCTTGGTAACCATCATCCTCTTCTTCTATGTCTTTGTCTAGTGCCACATCATCTTCAAGTGGTGGTTCGTAACTCATTCTTCCTCCTCTTCTAGATTGCAAACTTCACATGCCGTACCACACTGGCTGCAGCATGCGTCTGGGTTACTCACATTCTTCCTTAATAAAGTCTTCAAGGAATCCCCATAATTCATTATGTTCTTGTATACCTTGTTCCATTACATACTCGCTGAAGTCTTGGTCAAGTATGTAATAGTTTTTATTTCTCCATAGAGTTGTTGGGGCTATCATTTTTTATTCCTCCACATAGATTCTGCCTGTTGCCATCATCTCTTCTAGGATATTGTTGGCTGCTTTGATGGACAGGATTGCAGCCTCCATTGATTCATTTAACTGGGCTATTTCTTCAACGGTGTAACTCATCTACTGCTCCTAACTTGTTC